CGCATATTAAATAATGATTCTTAATTGAAAAAACTAATGTACTGTACCTACAAATAGCAGGAAGTCCATATAGTAAAAAATTCTTTAAAAATTAATATTTATTCCTGCACAGTGGGTCTGTACAAAAAGTATGCGAATCAAGGCACATCCTCATGCGACGAGGATGGTTACGGAGGAGATTGAAATGTGTTCAAATTCGCAACGGCTTCTCCTGTATAAAACCCATAATAATATATGGGTGGAGCACCGATAAAGAAATTGAGACTATAATCATCTGCTGCCGCACATTCACATGTCAGACATGTGATGCCTACTGCCGTTTGCTCACCATGTAACAAAGTTACACTGTGATAGGTTTGTCCTGTGTACCCAGCGTCTCCTGGTACGCTCATGTTGTTAGCACGAGCACTCGCAAACCTGCGTTTTTGGTAGTACGGCAATTCTACCTCCAACACAGGATTCTTAGTTATAGGAGTTTTGGCATAGCCGGGTACTCCTGGTACCGTCAAGTCTGTAATCTTCCGATTCAAAGGATTAGATTGCTCATCCGCAGAAAAAGTGAACGAATAATCCTCTACACCCATACTAGTACCATCAGACCCTCGTTGCACAGTTAGGTGTCCTTCGTAGGGAGGTGATGAGACGAGTCTACAAGATGAGTACTTCCACCTTATACCACCACGCCTTACTACGAAAGCAGCAGTGAAATAATTCAAATACGTAAATTTACAAAAGTTCATGGCAAAGGGTGATGGAATTGGCGGTTGCTGCACAGCATGACCCCAGGCATCAGGTTGAGGGCCATAATAGGACGGGAAGTCACACAAATTCCATTTAGTGATACGAGCATATTGTGGGGCATTATGGACTGTAAAATCACAAACAAATGTTGTAAAAAAGTTATATCGCTTGAGAAGAGTTCTAAAACTAACAAGCGGGTCACCATAATATACGTCAACTGTGTGATCAACACCCTGTGGCTTTATTGGCCCCATAACCACATTCTTTGTGTCAGAATTAGCTAATGGTGCCATTAACTCAGGAGTATCAAGCAGTGTTTCATAACCGCCTTGTGACTGTGCTACGGCATCCTCTTCTGATGAGTTTAACTTGAGTCCGGTGGGATTGTTATAACTAAGTAGTCTCAAATTATCTGACGAGGGATCAAACACTTCCAAGTCTGGACAAGAGACAAAAGTGTTTACGTACACAGCTGTAACGGCACTATCAGATGGGCCAACAAGTTCATTAAGAACATACGCACACAAATAACCATTAACGAAATCGTGATTCACCAGAGCGTGAGAATCGGTAAATATGGGATTATAATCCCTCCCTGGCAATATTTTTGTAGACAAAAAAGAGGATACCTGGCCCCACCCTATTTCTAGGGTAAAATCACGTGTGGTGGCAATGTCGATAACCGTAGAGTACGCAACATTGAAAGATGCTGTAGTCTTATATTTTGGTGGGCCCCCATACGCTACCTCAGCCAATAAAACTGGATCCCAAACAAAACGTAGGCGGCCTTTATGGAAAGGAGTGCCAACAATTTGGAACCTGAATTTGAGAGTACCACGCCAATATTTAAATGGTAGTGCAGCAAAACAACAAGGCGTCATAAACTGTGCCATGCCAGGTGTTATAGCTGTTGTTTGGCTACTACTACCAGATCGCCACAACATTGGCGTAACTCCATAACCCAGAATACGACCATCAAGTGGTGTAGTACTGGAATATGTACTTGTTCCAATATATGCCTCTCGAGAAGCTAAATAGCGTATACTCATTTCATCAATATTGCTCAATCCCACAACACGAGGGTCCACAGTAACCTCTTGTTTAAGGTCAAACGTTAGCTTCTGGCTGGTATCACCGGCATTAGTATTAGACAAATTGCCAAAGTACATGGGCTTATAGGGGACTATATCCTGTACAATGGCAGGCCTGGAATAGCCGAATAATGCTGCGAATTTACCAACCATGGTTGATACCATTCCTGTTACTCTAGCATACGGTCCTATCACCGGCACGTCAACTAACGCATTTGCAGCAACGGCAACGGCATTAGCAGTCTTTGAAACTGGTTTTTGTGCGTACTCATCACCAGCTTGTGAGGAGGCAATTGAAGGTGCAGGTATAACTTGAGAAGTAGGAACTGCAAGACACACATCCTCTGCCCAGGCAAAAATATTAACTGAAACAGAAGCAGAATGTCCAAGTGATTGAACTAGCTTATTCACTTCCCAAACATGTATATGACCTAAGTTTACAAAATCACGTGAAACTAAATTCACGTAATTGTATGGAAATATAAAAGGCAAATGCAGAGTAGCACCCTGTGAATTTGTAGGATATATATATACATGAGGCTTTTGTGAATGAGTAACTAATGCTCCTTCATCGGTATATAGCCCTACCACTGGCTCCAATTTGAAATCATCTTCCGTGGGAAGAGGATGATAGAACGCTATAAGGGTACCATAAAGGAACGCATTACCATTAACTACAAACTTAACTTTGAGTGTAGAACGATAAAGCGCAAAATTATTTATCCTTGCCTTGACTTGTGGATTATCTAGAAATGCAGTCCATGGATCAATATTCATAATTCCTCTTGGTCCAGCAGCTGGGGACCATTCGAAAGTGCCGATACGTACGGGTCTGGAGAGAAATTCACCCAAGGGTACATCTTGAGTGTCCGAGATGTGAAAAGTCGGATCAAAATCTGACTTAACATTTGTCGCCCAATCCTGGGTCTCGTCGACAAATCTAACATTTTGTGAGGAGTTTACATTAACTGTAGTACCAACTTCCGTCACATCAATAGGTAGTTTAACTTCATTATTTAGTTCACTAGGCAACTTTATTAGTTAAACGGTTGCCCAACTGCCTAGAAGGACACCGCGCACGCAATTTGTGTGAGACGTGGTCCCACAACCAAAGAGGTTAACGACCGTCACAACCCCCGGCGATAGCTTTCCTTCCAATGCGTGGGGAGGAAAGGTTACGAAATACGGACGGGCGTGGGAGATATGCGTTTTACTTCTGTATTTTCCCACAGAAGAGAGGCGTATTTAACGTCTGGGCCCCTAAAGACCAATGTCTTGGCCAGCGTAATTATCTTTAATACGAGTTGCTTCATCAAAATAGGAATTGCTATACCACGGATTCTTACACACCCAGTTTTTGATTTCTGAGTAATGGTTGATAAAATATAGACGTGTTTTTTCCTCAAAGGATATGGCGAGTTCCTCAATATTGTAACCATGACGCTCCGCAACTATTTTAAGTTGTGCCCGGCGCATTTCATATGTTTCCTTACCATGGAAATAAAATTCGAATAATGCAGTCTTAATGTTATTCACACAAACGTTGTCGTTACCTATTGAACTAGCTAATATACAACACAAACTTTTGAAAATTGATGTTTGATTAAGCTTTCCAATTTTGAAACCAAGTGCTGGGTGATCGTAAGAGACCCTTTTTAAAAAATCACACACATCCAGATTTAAGAAAGTTACACCAGTAACATCACTCTTGTCCGGTAATGTGAAAATTATACCTTTTTCCTTTAGCACTGCCTGAACGGTGGTAAAATTGAAACCTGTGATCTTATCACTTACGGAACTAATTGCGTCATCACCATAGGTAACAAGACTACACACTGTGTTAAAAGGTTGCATTACGGAATTGTAACAACACTCTTTATAGGCGCATCGAAAAATAAGAGAATTAACCACACAGTTTATATAAACTGTGAGATTGTGACCACTGGGATTTGAACCGTACAGTTTAATTAAATCGCCATTGTAGTTCATGAGCGGATAGACCATTTCGGAGGCCAACTTACTCATTACTAATATGTCATCTGCTGTATAGTTACAATGTCGCGCTACACCTATTAAGATCTTATACCCCGCTAACATTAGCTGTGAGGACATTGTCAGGTCATATTTCTTATAATCGCCTGCAAGAATTCTTGACTCACCAAACTTAGAAAAATGATTGTGGAGCTCATGCCACTCAGGGGTAACTGCTTTAATGCCAACCGCACACTCAGTTAATATGGGAAAGTGGGAAAATATACTAGCAATAGGTAAGTAATACTCACGTATGAGCATTTGCAGGACTATAGGTGCAGCTTGAAAAACACGCACTTTTGTCTTACCGACAGGAGTTGGTTCATCTTTCAGGCAGGCGTTAAAAATGGCATTAATACATAAACCCTTACGTAACTCTTCCTTACATTTATCTCTTTCAATATAGAATTGCTTATCCAAGTAGACCTCCCTTTGAAAGATGGAATCATTTGGTGGATTATCGTTAATAACACAATAACGGCTCTTAGAGCAGTTAAGTGGAAATCCCATAGAAGTATCAAGAGCCAATGCGTCAATAAAACGTACGCCCGGGATACCGCAAATAATTTCCATGTCACCTAACGGTTTATGCTTGTGCAAATAACTAGCCATCTCAGGAAGCAGCAATCCTGACTCTATCTGTGTGACATAGTCGTTCACGGCCCATTCCAGAGTGGACACTTCAAATTCGTCACTCGAATGGCACGAATGTTGTAATGACACCTGATAAGGATATCCCACAAAACAAGGAGCGG